GACTGTAGGTGTGTTTTCCACTTCTACTGCCTCGCTCTCTGTAGGTAGGGTTTCTTCCACGGCTTCGGCGATTGCCTCTTCCGCTGCGATCTCTAATACTTGAGCAGACTTAAAGGCTGGCTCAGTTACTAGAGAAACTTCTTTTAGTTTTGCAGATGACACGACTGTGTGACCATCGCGTGATGGCTTAGATGCGATGATCTCTGCACCGATTGAAAGTCCAGATACTAAGCCTTCTTGAGCCATGACTAGCGCGTCACTGCCGGCGCTTGATCGTGATAACTTAAATGTCGCGTAGATGCCATCTTCTTTTACTTCACTTGCTGTCATGCGCCCGATTGGCTTCTTCATGTCGTGCTGGCTAAATAGTTTAATGGCTGTAACGTCTTCGATCTCGATAGATCCAGCCTCGAAGGTATAAGCGCCAAGATTAGTATTACCGATCTCGCCTGTTCCCATTGGAACAATCTTTCCTGAGATCTCGCGGCGATCTTCGCTGCACTCGATTGAAGATGCTTCGATGTATAAAGTTTCCATTAGTCATCACTTCCGTTAGGTGTTAAATCTTCCATTTCCATCGCTTGCTCTGTAGTGATAAGCCCTAGAGATAGCATCTTCTCTAATACGAGAAGTCTTTCCATAGGCTCGACGCGTAGGAATGAAGAATCGAGATCAAACTTTACATAGTGTCCAGCCGTAGATATATCATCCATAGATAGTCTTTGTTCGATCGCGGAGATGTACGGCTGGAACGCTAGTGCGACGAGTTGTTTACGCTCATCTAAGATATTGGCATAGGTCATGGATGTGTTGGCATCTGCGCTCAAGTAGTAAGCCGGGATTCCTGCAAGGCGGCTGATCTCTGTAGCAAGATTCTGGATTTGGTCGTTATAGCCCATTTCCTTAGGTGAGAAAGATGTAGGCTCATAAGTTAAAGTCGAAGTAAGATAGGCAGTCGCTCTATTTTGACGCGCTGATTTCCATGCGGCGAGCAATCCTTGAACTTCAGCAGGTGGAAGATCCGCCCCGGAATTCCGAATGTACCCCGACGGCATGGGAGTCTGGGCTAATACGGCCGCGGCCTTCTGGACATCGATAGCGGCTTGAATTGTACGAGCGCCAGTGGTAAGAATGCCTTCATTAAATGATTGAATAGTTACGAGTGAGCCAAGACCTGACATAGGACGAGGACGTCCATCTACTAGGTACTCTGTTACGAATTGTCCGTATGGATCGACTTCAGTAGTTACGCGAGTGTTAGCGACCCACTCGAAAACTGCGCCTCTTCCATCTTCAGAATAAACTTCTGTAATCTCAAGGAAGGCTTGTCCGAAAAATAGCAGGCTGTCTACCAAGTAGGAGATGGTGACGAATTGTGGTTGATGCTTTGAAAGTTGATGCACCCATCGAGGGGCGGCAATCTCTTCGCCGGTAGACTTCTTCTTATACTCAAGCGGAATAGTACCGACTGTGCAGAGCAAGTCACGGCAGCGCTTTACGGCTGGGACACTCATTGCAGCATGTCGAGTAACTGAAGGGCTGTAGTAATAGTTAGATGCGTAGAAGGCATCGCCCATAATCTGAGGCGCTGCCTGTGCTTCTAACTGTTTTGGCTTACGATCGAATAGACCCATAGAGGGCAATTATACACTACATGTAGGTCATTCCGTGTAGATTGCCGCTATCTGTTGAGGCTTTAATAGCATTGATACGACCATCGCTAAACTGATCGGTGCAGATATATCGCCAGCGCTTTTACGCTTTACGATTCTCCACGCTGAGTCATTGACCTTAGCCGCGCAGTTGTTCATCTGTTTAATCAGTTCGTCTTGGCCGTTATGCACGACTCGATTATTAACTAGCCCATCTAGTAAGTCCGAGCATGCCTGATAGAACTGCTGACCAGACACGTCTTGAGTTATCTGGCCGGCATTAGACAGGCGCTCAGCAATCGATTGCGTGGCGTACTTGTCATAGCAGATCATCTTCGGCCGGTACTGATCAGCCCACGCCTTTATTTCAGCCGCAATCTTTAGGTCGTCGACCGATACTTGGCTTTCCCACGTCTGTAGGATTCCCACTCCGATTCGCCCGTCACCCATAATCTGACCAGCAACGAGGCTCGCATTGCGGCGAGAAGGAGATACATCGAAGCCGAATACTGTATAGCCGCCGATCGGAATCTGGAGTGTGGAGTCGCTGGTCGCCTCAAGTACTCCATGAGGCCACGGACTCTGTAAAGAATCAATCCATTGACATAGAAGTTCAGTTCTAGTGTCTTCAATCTTATTAGTTGCAACGGCTTCTTCAAGGGACTCCTCTGTGATGGTATAGCCGAGCGCTGGATTAGACATCGCCCATGCATTGCGGTCTGTGATCTTGCAGTATTGCGGCGCTGAGTATTCGTAGAATCCGAATGACTTAGGCGGTGCTGATAAGGCTCGTTCTCTTAGCGTGTTAAGTGTTTCTGAGAAGGCATCCCCGGCATTAGATGTAAGTAGAGTCTGGGAGTTAGCACGGGCACGAGTCGTAGGGATCGCGGCTGTGTATCCGTCCTTACTGATCTCTCGGACTTCATCGATCCAGAGAAAGTCAGCCGTGCGTCCACGAGATGAGTCACGGGTATCAGATACTAGGTCTAGCGTTGCCCCGTTGAGTAGTTCAATACGCTCTCCGCCATTGGCATATCTGATCGCCTTCGTACCGGCTTTAAGATGAGGAGTATCTTCGATGATCCATGCAATCTCTCGAAAGGTCATAAGGGCTGTGGCTCGGTTAGAGGACATGATCAGATGCTTCATCTCACCCCCATAGAAGAGCCCCCAGATCACCCTCATGCGTCCTAGATGGGACTTACCGTTCTGTCGTGCCACGAGTAGGAGTGTTGTCTTACGAATGTAATTACCTTTAGCGTCTACACGCATCATGTCGTCTAGTAACCACTTCTGCCACGGCAGTAGAGGAGTCCCTAGATCATCTGCCATCTTAGAGATCTCATCTGAGCGTGTTTTGCCCTTGAGAAGTGGACTGTGGAGTCTTGCTTTAGTTGCCCCTCGCAGCGCTTGTTTACGAGTCGCCATCACTCACCATCGATCGGGATCGGCCGGGCTGAGAACGGACTGTCTTGGTGAACTTCCGACCGCATCGGGGATATATTGGAAGAAAAGACAGGGGGGGTGGCCGTGCGTGCTAAAAAAACGCCCTCAGACCTACTCCCCTTCTTACTATTGCACGAGGCACAACACGACACTAAATTATCGTAGGCAAGTGGGTCGCCCCCAGATTTGATACTGATCACGTGATCGACTGTCGTTGCCGGCTGCATGCAGTAGAAGCACGTCCATTGGTCACGTTGCAGTATCTCTAAGCGCCTTGCTTTATAGGCACGAGTACCTCGAGGATCTCCTCGCTTTGTACTCATTGCCATCCCTTACTCTTTAGATGATGTAATGCTTTGCAATAGTTAGCATCATGAGTCTTACTATCTACTACCCCATACCTATGCACTACATAGTACCAATACTTCCAGTACTGCCTTATATGAGTAGATGTATGTAGGCTCTTTAACTTCATCTGGTATAGCCCATATGCCTGCTTAGTGCCGCCTATATTGCCTATAGCCCTATGATCCCATCTTGATTCTCTATAGATGATCTCGTTATGGCATAAGTACTGCTTATGAGTGAGTGTTGTTTTGGCTAAGTGTTTGATCTCTTTAATGACTAGGTCATTCGCCTTAGCATCTAGAGGACTCACTATAGATAGAGTTATCCCAATAGCGAGTGCTACCCCCCGAGCGACGCAGTGGCGGCTCGGAGTGAGCCCTTTGTGGGCTCTAGCCCTGAGAGTACCAGACGTGTCAAGAGCATTTGTAAAAGTCCTGTTCAGCACGGCGAGTCGCCTTTCAGTATTTGTTGTAATGCATAGTAAGCCTGTTGAGGGACTACTCCATTACCTAAAATCTTATATTGTTCTGTGGTTGGTACATTGACATTAGTTACCCATCCAGCCGGTAAGCCCATCATGTACTCAATGAAGCGAGGACTTACTCGACCTTCTTCCAATTCCGCCGGCGGATCTTGCAAGTGCATGTCAAAGAGTGAAGTAAATCCGCGCCCCAATTCCTGCATCTGCCCGTCGTACGTCCCGACTGTGTGTGAGGGGTAGGCAACAATAAAGAGTCTTGCTCGATTGTGTGGGGCTCCAACTTCTGCAGCGCGAACAACTTGCCATCGTGCATCATACCCAATTTCGGCAAGGTCATAGAGGACTTGGTCGAATCCGAGCGTGAGGTGACCTTTGACGTTCTCCATAACGACCCATCGTGGTCTAAGTGTGCGAATAGCGTCTTTGATATACGGCCAGATATGTCTTGCATCATCTTTACCCTTTCTATTACCTGCTACTGAGAACGGCTGACAAGGATAGCCAGCAGTGAGAATGTCTACGGCTGGGACTTCATCCCAGTTAATTGCTTTGATGTCTTTGTAATTGAGATAACCGAATCGTTCTTGGATTACCTTGGATGCGTGTTTATCGTACTCAGCGCACCATATAGTTTCAGCGTTGAAGAATGCCTCTACGGCTATATCTAAACCACCGTAGCCGGTGCATAGACTCCCGATCTTCATCGATTATCCGTACTGTAAAAACCCGGGGACTTGAACGAGATGCCTACGGAACTGTAGATCTTATGCATTGGTGAGTGACAAAAAGGACACTCTAGGTCGTGCGGCTCCATGATCGAATACCAGTGTTCAATTCTGGCATTACTCTCGCAGTCTTCGTTATCGCATTCGAACTCATAAGTCGGCATCTGGATCCACCTCGCATGTCCTACATATTGGTGTGAACGCCCATGCGCCACACATCTTGCATCTCATTGGCTCAAGTGTATCCCGATCACCCTTGAAATCCCCGTAACCTGCTTTGAGCAATAGATCGACCAGATCACCCAGCCGCATAAATGCAAGGTAGTCCTCAGGACTCTTCTCCCCTTGACCATTTAAGCGACACGTAACAATAGGCAGATCACCAGTTTTACCTGCCCGTTTCGTGACCTGATCGATCCACGCCTTCGGCTGGAACGCCGATCTAGCCTTAACTTCCATGTCGAACGGGACATGAGTTATATCTTTTCCAGCCCCTCGACCAATATCCGCATGAGCCCACCAAGTTGATAGGTACTTGGCGACTGTGCGTTCAGTCGAGAATCCTCGGTACTTACGGCTTTGTGAGGCCATTGACCGCGTGACACTTCTTGCATGACCATGCTTTATTGATCAGATTGACTTTAATGTCTGCTACTGGAATTGATTCATTACAGATACAGCATCTAGTCATAAACGTAAACTCTTCCAAGATTGCCTGCACTTCTTTAGATCGTGCAATCTCATCATCTGTAGGGAATGACTCCCACTCACCATCTTGATTCATGAACTGTAGTGATCCCATTAGAGTTTAACCTGCCTTTGCCATGCGCCTGTTTCTTTATTGATCTCATACCAGATAACGTCATTAGGTGACTGACATCTTGTTAGTTCTCCTGTAACTGCGCTCATGCACTTGAAATGACCCCATGGCTTACCGGCTTTGCTCGTACCAGTTTTCCAGTGCATCTCGCCGTGAGGGCATCGCGGAATGTCCTTCTCTGTCTGGCCGCCAATAATCTCTTTCACCGTCGCAACCGCTTCCCCCATTGTGGGCGGCATAGTCGCTGGCTTGATAGTCCATGGGTCTTCTTCCTTTACTACTGGAATGTATTCGCCAGATGTACTCGCCATCTTAGCCTTTACTTCATCGATCGTAGCCTTTACTTCATTCGACTTATTGACCTTGACCATTTCCTCTCGTGACGCTCGCTTTCCCTTTGTTGCATAGCCGGCGTTAGCCAGCGCTCTACCAATAGCACTAGTTTCACAATTCTCCAGCGCGCTTGTCGCATTGACGCCGCGACCTTGGATTGTTTCTTCTGCAAGTCCCGTAGTCCATGGCCGAAGGTCTGCCTCTGTGCGATATACAGCAGCCTCAACAATGAAACGACCAGAGGCTGAATCAAGTAACTTCGTATGAATTTGTCCATCGGGATGATCCTTCCAGAATTTGATGAGTCTTTCTTCTACTGTTTCATAATCTTCTAGATTAAACATAAAGTTCGTTCTCCTCTGTGTGTAGTTGCCCGGCTATTGCCATATAGGCTGCAGCGTCGATGTATGTATCGACTTTTCCAGATTCCATACTCCGTGCCAATTTGACCAAGACCATACATGATGCCACTTGATAGTCAGTGACAGGCATTTCGAGGAATGCTGACCATAGTCGTGCGGTTCTGGACATATTATCTGACGGGTGTCCGTAGTCCATTCCACGATCTTGAATTGTTGCTTTTGCTTCTGTAAGGAAGTCACCTGCGTTCACACTCTTACCCTTTCTTTAGATGCGTAGTACTCACGGACGGCTTTACGTCCTCTTAAGTAACCTACGCGAATGCCGACGATACGGCCTACATGAAAATATAGTCCAGATAACAAGATCATGACAACCATGTCACCGAATGATGGATCGAACATATTTAAGCCCTTCTATAGACGGCTTTCGTCTATGGCTTAACGATCTCATGCCCTAAGGGGGAATTTTGGGAATTTAAGATAACGAAATGATAACGATTATCTAGGACGACCATAGCGCTTACCGGCCACCACGAACGTCCCGTCTTTCTCTAGATAGATCAAATCGACTTGGACATTCTTGCCATCTACATACATGATGGCGAATCCTGATTGCCAGTTGGCAGTCCCCTTGACGTAGCCAGCCTTACTGAAATCCATGAGATTCCCAACTTCAACCCCATGCAGGACACGCCCTATACGACCCCCAGATGCCTCTGTAAAGGACGATCTGCCCATCCTGTGAGTATGACCCGAGATAACGCTCTTACCGTGCCTACGAGCCGCCTCAAGGGCTGAAAGACCCCCCTGTGACTTGATAGGGGTATGGTCGCCATGGACTGCAATCCAGCCGGGGGCGATATTGTATGGCTTCTTATGAAAGGTGATGCCTAGTTCATCTAGACGCATAAACTTCTCGAACCTAAGTTCTGGCAATGACAGGAATGAGGGAATCTTCCTCATGATCTGATTGTAAAGGCGATCCGTATGATTGGATCTTATAGTCTGGGTTACCTGTAAGTCGTAAAGTACCTGAACAGCCTCATCGCGATCATCTCCAAGAGTCTGCTCATAGGCTTCAGGCGTTCCCTCTGACCACTTGCTGATCGTATTAAAGTCAATCTCGTCACCGATTGTGACTACTTCGTGCGGCTTAAACTTGCTGATAAAACTGGCTAGATTTTTGACTGCGTGTCTATCGTGGAACGGCACTTGAAGGTCGCTCACTATGACTATTCGCTTCATTTAATCCTCGTCGTCATCCTCATAAGGTAGGCGATCCACTCGGTCGGGGATCGATGGCAAGATCCAGTCCGGGTACGCATCTCTATCTGTAATGATTGCTAGACAGAGATCAACGGCGAACCCGGCACGACGTAAAGACTTATAGAACTCATGCATCGATATAGCGTAAGCATCAAGAGCGTTATAAGTGTCTAGGTCGATGACCTTCTTCTTAGCCATGTCAAAATTATCGCTCTAAGAGTATGTTATAGATCTCATTGACACGCATATGTAGGGCAGAAATTTCCCTAAGTAGATGAGTGATCACGAACCCTGCAAGTCCACCGATGACGGCGAGGCTGGCAAAGTAAAGGGTGAAGAAGTCTGCCTGATTCACTTCTTCTTTTCGACTGTATCGACAGCCGCCTCAATAGAATCGACGACGATGTCAGCGATTGCCTTCTTGGCACGATAAGACTTAATCGCTGTGCGTAGTACTGGTATTGCGATTAGCCCTAGTGTCGCATAGATAATTGCTTCCATTTATTCGCCTCCTAGTAGCGGTATATTAAAGAACGAGCCATCCGTGTCACCTTGCTTAGTGAAAGAGATGTGGCAATGAGCGCGATGCGGATTGCTTCCAGAATACTTGCGCCAGCGCCAGCCCATGCGAGGCGATGCAATTCGTCCGTCGAAGATAATGTAAGAGATTCGCTTCTCACCGCGCTTGGCTGCGAGTCGAAGTTGATCAGCAATATCGGGCATGAGGTCGGGCTTGCCTGACTTATGTACATCTCGATCGACATCGATTGCTCTAACAATCCCATTCTCGTCAGGATTGTGGTCACTAGTAGGACGCGACTGATGCTTTCTATCGCCGATCCAGCCATCGGAACGCCGATCACGATCTGGGAATGTGTCATCAAATTGCTCGCGTAACTGTTGTCCAGCCTTACATAATAGGGGCTTGATGCTCATCGTTACTGCACTCCCATCGCTTTAGATCGTTTAGTAATAGTTCATCATGACCGCACTCAGGCATAGGCGCTATGAATGCGTCATCGATTGGATCATAGGTATAACCGATCCCTGCGTAGTTATAGCGAATGTTCCCGTTATAACTTGTCTTGACCCAAGTACCCCCAAGGTTATCGATAAGCCATTGATAGCCTTCATCACCTGCTGGATCATTATTATCTCCGACTAGTACGCGTAGGACTGTATTAGTGTCGTCTAATTCTGCCCAATGACTCATGCTGCGTACCTCACAATTACAATTCCTGAACCGCCAGTAGCACCTGTGCCAGAGAAATCTGTGCCTGACTGATTACCACCACCACCGCCGCCGCCTGTATTGGTTGTGCCATTTGTAGGGCTAGTAGTTGCCACGCCAGAACCAGCCGTTAAGTTTCCATTACCGCCGCCGCCAGCGCCACCTGTACCAATAGTGGTACCAATACCGCCAGAACCACCACCACCGCCTGCATAATAACCGCTTACGCCTGTCGATGTTGCAGTAGCCCACGATGAATAAGCATTTGATCCTGCACCACCATTACCGCCGGGTGATGTATTTGATGCTGGACTTACTCCAACGGCCGTTGCACCGCCGCCGCCGGCGGAAGTAAAGTTGCCGCCTTGTGAAGGAACTGATCCGCCTGCACTACCTTGCCCTGAAGGTGATGCCGCGCCGCCGGCTAGATAAGCCGTAGAACTACCACCACCACCGCCAGAACCACCAGCATCTGCCAAAAACCCAAGAGGGGCAACTGTGCCACCACCAGTACCACCAGAACCGCCGCCTGTTGCACTTGTTAAAGATCCAAATGTCGATGCAATACCATTTCCAGCCTTAGTTGTTGTGCTAACCGCAGCGGTGCCACCGCCGCCGACAGTCACAGAATAATTTGCTGGAGTAAGACTTTGAGATGTATAGGCTAGAAGTCCACCTGCACCACCACCACCGCCGACATATCCACCACCACCACCGCCGCCTGCAATAACCAATATGTCACACGTTAGATTGGCATTAGTGACGCCTAAAGTGCCATTACCTGTAAAGACTCGGTAATTAAATCCGCCAGAAGTGTAGAGAGTGCCGCCCGTTACTGTTGCAACGGCAGGTACATAAGGCGCCAATATGCCTGCAATATTGTTAAGCATTACCCAATAGCCCCGACGATGTACCAAGTATCCGTGCCCGTCTTGATGCAGGCTGCAGAGCGATTCTGTCCGAGTGTTGGAGAGGCTGGAACTGCGCCAGCCGAAAGAACTGTAGTTGTGCCTGAAGTAACTGCTGAGATCGTGCAGAGCCCGGCGCCTTCATTGAGGATAGTAATACATGAACCGACAGGAATAGCCGCTGTAGCGTTGGTAGGAATCTTGAGCGCAATCGCTGTGCCCTTGTTCATAGGCACTAGAACCTGATAGGAATCAGCAACGGTAAGCGTATAGTCGTTGACCTGATCAGCCTTGATCTCAAAGGTCACGAGGCCGTTATAGTCTGCCGCCGTAAAGATGTCGCCTGTTGTTGCTGGGAATCCTGTTGCCATTATTTATCTCCTAGTAACCCATTATGGATTGTCCGATTATACCGTAATTCGAGGATCCTAATATGAATCCTTCGACTATAGGCTCAAGTGTTGTAACTGTCACCTTCATGCTGTTAGGGGTTATATCCCACGCCAAGCCCTGCGCTTGCAAGGTCTTAACGATTGTCGAGCCATCTGGCTGGACGTTGGTAATCTTTAAGTTATCAAAGTAATCAAGCCCGATCATCGTGTCTGTAGGCACGTTAGGGTCGAGTAGATCAACTGTCATTGCATCGATGCGGATAGTAGTTTCTGCACGGGTAGCGACGTATATTTTGGCAATGTCTGTCACTTGAGCATCTGTCTGAGCGATCAAGTTTTCGACGTTCATGCCATGAGGGAAGTACTTAGCAATCGAATCGGGATTGTTAGCCGTAACCTGAGTGCCACCGACTCGCGTCATAGTCGCACTGTTGATGATCAACTTGTCATCAAAGGCAAATTTAAGATTCGCGTATGGAATACCAGTAGTCTGATTAAACTCAATCGCTGCCGGGGCTAGAGAGCCTACGACATCGGATCGATCTCGGAATTCTACTTCTCCATCTGCGCGGACATAGAACGCGCCTTGCTCAGTAAATTCTGCTACCTGAATCGCCGAAAGGCTTGATCGAGTAGTCGCTGGATCGGCCTGAACTGTCGTAGATCCTGCATCGATAATCCTCATACTAGACGGAAAGTCTACTTGATCTAAAATCTTTTCTATGCGTGTTCCAGTAGTCTGCCCTGCCGTAGCGCTAGCAACTGTGTTCACGTTAGCCATAGCAAAGAGGCGGAAGGCATCTGCACAACTTATATCGACATAACCTAATTCTTGTCCGACTGGATAAGTGTACTTATAGTCTGTGACATAACCAGAAAATAGGAATGCCTGTGTCGTAGACGTAGTAGCCGCTACACGAATCTTACGAAGTGGAGTCAAGTACCCGAAGTATGGACTGGCTGGATTCTGTGGGTTAAAGTCACCATTCTGATCAATTACTCTCACTGTGCAATTACCTGCCTCATAGGTATCGCGCATAAGATTGCGGCCTCTGCTGATCTTGATCTGGCGAGTCTGAGAACTCAGATCAATGACGGGGTCAAGAACTTCACTTGCAGAAAATTGAGATACTCCGATGATGCCGTTAATTGGGTCGCCAAGAACGAACCCGAGGCCGAAGGTAGCCCCAGAACTGAAGTCAAAAGATACCGAGATCGTTGCTGGAAGAGTCATAGGGCTACTGGCGTGTTAGCGAATCTACCTAGACGATTAACGTTGACGAAAGATCCTGAGAGCGATTGATTAGTCAATTCTGTTTTCGCAGATGAGTTAATCTCTGTGCCATCGACCTCAACCTTGACAAAGATATTAGATTGTGACTCGGCTGCTCTAGCGGCTGCATCAGCCTTATCCTGCGCGGCCTGAGCCGCAAGGAGAGCATCTAGTAATTCCCGTGTCGCATCTGTGGTCTGGGCTGGAATTGTCTGAGGTGCATTGATTACTGTTTCAGGTGATACGCCTAAAGACACGGCTGTGTAGTTTAGAAGATCTGCCGGGATCTTCCAATCTTCATATGGGTTAGGCGCTTTAGGTGTAGCCAATAGAGCCGCGGCGAGAGTCTGCTGACGCTTAACTGCTGCTTCAAGTTCTGCTGATAGTTTATTAGCCTGCGCTTCATTCTTATCTAGTAGGGCTAGTTGGAGTTGCAGTGATAGGCGATCGGTTTCGCTAATCTTGCCACGAAGTGCAGCGGTCATTCCGATGCGTTCTAGGTCAATAGTTTTAGCGGCTCTAGCCAGAGCGTTGGCTTTCTTTTGTGTGTCTACTGCTTTCTTCTGTAACGCGGCTAATTCTCTGTTTCGTTTAGCGGCGGCCTTTTCTGCGGCTTCACGCTTTAATCTCTGCGCTCTTGCTTCTGGAGTTTCAATATCACCGCCGGCGCCCCCGGAGCCGCCGCCGAATGAGCGACGGGCTGAGCCGACGTTTCGTCTTGTTATTCTTTCAGAATTGCCAGTAAGGCGATCTAGAAAATCAGTAATTTTATCTGCTAAGGAATCTGCTTTGCCATAACTTTCAGTAAAAAAGTTAGCCACGCTCTTGCCAAGTTTTGCCATCTGGGTAATTGCGTCAGATGTATTTGTCGCCAAGGTCTGCATCGTTACGGCTAGATCTTCGACAGACGTGTCGCCCGAAAGTATCATCAAGGAATCCATTAGACCCTGACCGATAACTTCTGATGCCTCGCCGGCTGCGTTAGATAGGATGCCCATCTGACCGGCATAGGTTTCTAGATAGGCTGCGTTAGCGCCTGAAAAATTCTTGTTCATTCTTTCTTGCACTTCGGCAAAACTCATTGTCTTGAGTTCTGCCTGAGTCACTCCTAGGGAGTACTTACGAAGTCCTCTAGTCTGACCGACGTAAGCCATGCTCAGATCGTTTACCACTGTTTCGTAATCGACCCCAGAGCCACGAGATATGTCTAGCGCCTGTGTCAGTAATTCTTGAGATTTAGTGACTGATCCTGTTGTCTGTAATAGGCGCTGCATTGCTGGACGAAGTTGATCATCTGTCACGCCCGAGGCACTAGCCATCTTTTCAATAAATTCTTCAATGCGTGGAGTTTCGAAGGCTAATCCAAGATTCTTAACGGACTGCGCTAAGCGTGTCGCAGCCTTCTCATCTTCGATAAATGCCTTAGCGGCTGCTTTACCGAATTGAGTTATCTTCTGAATGCTAAAGGCAGCGATAAGCGCAGCGCCTAACTTCTTTACGCCTTTATCTAATTTACCTGTAGCCTTCTCGGCATCGCCAAAGGCTTTTTTCCCCTTGAACTCACCGATAATCGGTATGCGTAATTCAGCCATTAGATATCCTTCGCGTTAAACTTAGCGGCTGCCTTTTCAAGCGCCTTGATGACTCCAGCCTTAGCCTTGCCTTCATCTTCTTTGTAAGCCTTAAACATTGCGCGACCTGCCGACTTCCCAGATCCTGTAAGTGCGCCCTGTAAGCGTGGAGTGAATCTGCCTGTGTTGCCAGACTTACGCCCGGCTGTTTCGAAGATAGCGCCAGCGGCGGTCTTATTGTGGATCGATACTGTCTGCACCCATCCTTGGCGGTTAGGCTTAGTCGGTGTCAATTTATAGCCTACGCCTCGACGTGCAAGACCAGCGTCATACTTAGGGAACTGACCCGGCTCAGCAGAGCCTACCCAGCCCGAAGGCATCGAGGAATTCGCAGGCATATAGCCACGAGCCTTCTTGACGAGAGGCTTAAGGAATCCGACCATCTCATCACGTGTGGCTTTATCCAGATCAGGATCGAACTTCTTCAGAGCCTTGCGAAGCGCGTTAGCGCCTTTTAACTCTGTAGGCATCGCTCTGTTCCTTTGCTCTGTCCTTTAATGCTTTAAGAATCATCTGAAGCATCGTAGGATCTAGGTCGATTAAAGATTGTGGTGGGATAGCCGTTTCAATGCTCAAGCGAGCAATGAGGTAGTGGATGCTATCCCGACCGATTAAGCCAAAGGGTCTGACTCAGCAACCTCGACACTCTTTAAGGTATCGAGAAAGTCTGACCCGAACGGCTTGACTGTGACTCCACTTAGTCGAAGGCCTTCCCACGCTAGCCAATAGACATCACTCTGCTTTTCATCATCGCGGAACGCTTTGTGAAATCCCTTTTTTGCATATAACTCGAACGCATACTCTAATCGAGGTGTGATCTCGATCTCGGTAATGCTGTTGTCTGCCATCGTGACTATTAACTTTGCCATGCTGTGCCCCTTTGTTAGTTTTTTAGAATGTACCTGTTGAGGTGACTGCTACTGTACCAGACACGTTAAATGTCAGGCTCTGCATGCCGATGTCGGATACTGCACCATTAATGTCTGTGGTGTTGTTGATAAGGCATGTCATTGTGTAGAGAGGGTTGGTCGCAGATACTGCGGTTCCCTTTTCCTGTAGTAGCACGACTGTGACGTTAGTTCCCCATGCGGCTTGCAAGGTTGGAAGTACTGTCGTTGCTGCTGTGTCGTTGAGCAAGTCGATTGTGATAGATGCAGCCTCTAGACCCTTGACGAACTTATGTCCGCTGTCGCCCATTGCTGTTACTTCAAGTTCATCGAATGATCGGTTAAGTGTTACTGAGGTGACGTACGCTGAGAGATCGACAGAATTGATCTTCAGGCCGACCTTGTTGTTTAGAAATACTGCCATGAGATTATTCCTCGTCTTTCTTGGTAGGTGCTGGCTTAGGTGTTGCTGGTGTTACCTGCCCGATCTTGATCAGGAAGGCCTCTTGCTCTTTTTCCCACTCGGACATATTAACTCCAACTCGTTAGGACTGAGATATTGATATTGCATGTAAGTAAATCACCTGACACGGCACTTAGCACCGCCGGGGCGGATACCTCTGTGACGTTATAGGTGTATGAAGACGCAGCCAGTAGATTAAACACTCGGACTATATTGTCTTCAATTCCGTTGAGATTACCCTCGTTGTCGAGAAGTGGCACCATGACTGAGATAGTGAAATTAGCCATAGGTGAGATAGTTGCATGCCATCCGTTAGACGGCGAAATGTAAGGATCGCTAGGTGCGATTATAACGCTGTTAGCGATAGGCGTAGCAGGTGGGAACGCGAATACTGAGTACTTAGTGTTATCGACTAGCGCTGCTGCGATTCCTGCTCGGAGTGTTGATATGGCGGCCATTAGCCCACCATCGATCTCGGATCGAGATAAGGTGCGAGCATCCCGCGTACACGTGCGAGGAGTGTATTTCCCATTCTATAAGGTGACGGCTGATAGCCATCGATCGTCACTCCACCAGATGACGGGGCTTGACGGCTCTGCCAGATGTCTACTGAGATCATCAATGCGGCTTCTTGAATTGCCGGGACTGTTGAAGGATCTAGGTAGGTATCAGCGGCTAGTTTAGCGTAAGGATTGATCGGATGAAATGGCGTAACGGCGTTATTGTTGCCTGAAATTGCATAGGTGATCGAACGAGTGTCAACTGCTGTGATTGTTTTATTGCCATTGTGCTTAGATCCTGCGCCTGTAATTACTACACTTTCACCGACGTATAAGACATCGGTTACTGGATCTGCGAAATATGATGTGCCTGTATTGGCTGTGTTGCTGTGCCCAATGATTGAAAGGGTGTTAGACCAGATAAAAGGAAGTAGGACATTATCTGCAGCGTCGCAGACTTGTTGCAAGACTGAATCGGCATAGAGAGTACCTACGCCTAGAGCCGTGCGAAGTTCTGCAACTGTTGTCAGAGCCATCCTGTTTTCCTTTCTAAAGACTGGCGGCGGAGAAGGGCACTCCGCCGCCAGCGACTTAGGGTGTTACTTATGCAGCGTTATTGAACTTGAACGCGCCTGCAGCCGCCTTTGTAGCGATTGCACCGTATCCGTAGTAACCGACTTCAACCTTACCTGTACCGACCTTGTCAGCGCGGAGTTGTAGGCGTGGTGACTCGTACCATGTGTATGAATCGCGGTTAACGACGAGGATAGATCCGTCTGCTACTCCTGTAAGTGAGTAATCGACATAGAGGTCAAGTCCGAGGAGTGATCCGCGTAGTGACTGTGATACTGATCCTGCTGCGTTCTGTGGCTGTGAAGCAATGAATAGAGGACGATTTTGTGAGTCCACCATTCCCATGATGTTCGCCCACTGTGTAGGAGATACGATCACGCTCTGTGCGAAGCGAAGTGTGTTGGTGTAGATGCTGTCAGATGCGCGAGCAATAAAGCCAGCCATCTCAGCGCCATCCCAAGGAAGGGTGATTGCTGTTGCATCTGCTGAAGCGCCTGTCTGAATTGCTGTGCGAACTGCAACGTTAGTTGCCTTAGCATAAGCGTCAGCCATAAGACTCTGGAGTTCAGCGAAGAATGCTGGAGAAGTTCTGTCGAGAACCTCTACATCGAATAATTGCATTCCGGCGAACTTCTGTACTGTGACATCTAGGTACTCAATTTCAACCTGAGTGTCTGAGAATGCTGCGCCTTCTGCTTCGATTTCTACTGTAGGCACTTCTTTTACACGAGGGATCTGAAATTTGAAGCCGGCGTCTGGGAGTTGCCCTGAACTGATCGCATCAATTGACGGACGTCCAGAAGTTGACTTGTTGTTGATGATCTCTGTTAGTTGACGTGTTGGAACGAGTCCTGCTACGTCTGTTGTTGTTGTATCTGATGCAGCCGCTAGGTACTGGCGAGCATTGTCATCACCGAGTGATGCGCGTACTGCGTTCTCTAGGAATACATGTGGTGCTGAATCGATGCGTGGTGTTGCATACGCCATCGCCTTGATTGTAGGTGCAGCGGCCTCTACAGCCGCGGCCTCTACTGGTGTAACTTCGACTGTAGGTGTGTTTTCCACTTCTACT